CATGTAGGGCCCGTTGGTGATGCCCGCCCCGGCGCCATTGGTCATGTCCAGGTTGCCGACCGGCGCCTCGGCCAGCTCGCCCGTCATATCACGGCCTTTGATGCTCAGCCGCAAGACGCCGCCGGCATCCACAGATTTGGCCGTGTTCTCGACGATGCCCCGGAACAAAAACCGCTCGTCAAAGTAGAAGGCCAGCACTGCGCTTTTGGGCAAGACCAACGCCGCCCGCGGGTCGCTGAGCGCCAGCACGGCGTTGAAGTCGCCCGACTCGCTCAGACGATAGCCATAGTCAAGGCTCAGCACCGTCACCAGCGGCCCGGCGCCGGCGCGTACCCCTGCCCTATTTTCTATGTCAACCGTCAGCCTGGTGGGGCCAATGTATAGGTCATTCATCGGTATCGGTCGCCTTAGCGACATTAATAATAGTGGTCATACCACGCGAAGCGAATCTTATAAGCTTGTATCTGCACAAGACCCCCATTGCTACTATGCTCCAAAAAAAAGGAATCGCCGCCCGGCGCCAGCAGCAGCCAATTGGTACGGTCGTATACGGTCATGTTTCGCCAGCTGTCTTCGAGCCAGTAGACCACGCCTATTCCATCCTCGGAGATTTCCGCCGGCATTTCCGGCAATTTCTCGACATAGAACTGGTAAGCAGTGAGTACGACGATGTTGTGGTAAACGCCGTCCATTGTCGCGGTGCCGGCGATCTGCACGCTATCACCCGTAGATCGTCCGTGTACCGTTGACGTGACGACATAGATTCGGGCGCCATAGTTCTGGATGGACCCAATCGCTTTGCCCTCCGTGTCATGGCGTACCCGGCACGACTTTTCGCCGGTGTCTATGATCAGCGTCCAGCCGCCCGTTATGCCGGGATTTACCCATACGATGCGATGGCCCGTTGTGATCATGCGCAGCGAAATGGTGTCGATGTTCTGGTCGAGCTGCAACTCAATTCGCATGTTGCGCACGTGCGTATTGCCGTTAGAGATCAGATCGTCCTGTAGCGACCCAGACGGCCAGACCATATCATAGATATGATCCTCCATGCCCAGGTAGACGCTGCCATCGCCGAGGTAAAAAGTGTCGTCGCCCACTTCCCAGGCGTCAGACGATTCGACAGCACCGTACCAATGCTGCGCCGCCGTGGTAAAGGTCAACCCACAGGTCAGCCAGTGGCCTTTGGCATCCATCGTGCGTGGCATGTGTACCCGTTGCAAGCGCGCCCACTGCCACCACAATTGACCGCTATCAAACATGACAATGAGCTTGCCGCGCTTGCCAATCTTGCCGCGTACGGCGCTAAATTTGGCGTACAGATCATCGACCGTATCGGCCCACAAAACGCATTCACGCGTAACGGGGCGAATGTTCTGCGGGCTGACACGCTGCCCATAGTTATCGACAAAGCCGCCGCCGGGCAGTTGCGAAAAGGAGGTCAAGGCATCGCCCGAACCAATATCATTGCTGCCGTCTTGTGGGAGGTATTCGGGCAAGATGAGGCCGTCGAACATGTAAATTTTATACATTAGTGGCCCCGGAAGCGCATGGCATCCACAATCCCTTCGCCCGCGGCAAAGCCCTGATCATAGCCGCCGCCGGCCATGTTAACGTTAATGTGATTGGTCACGCCAGCAGCAGCGCTAGCAGATATAGGCCAATCGCCAGGGGTCAAACTTGGCATATTATTAAAACCACTGCTCCCACCAAAGCCACCACCACCGCCGCCGCCGCCGGCAGGAAGTGTTATATTGGGCATGACCCAACTGGAGAGTGTACCGAATGTGCTCGCGAACCAGCCGGATATGGCCGTCCACATCTCTTTCATGCCGTCCCAGGCATAGGTCAAACCCGATACGATTGAATTGCGGAACTCAACTCCAAAAACATACTCGATAGCATTGAGCATGTCATCGGTTGCGGCGTTTGCGGTCTGCTCTAATCCTGCCCAAAAGCCCGCCCAATCAGCATGGAAAAGCGCATAAAACGCTTTGAATAGGCCGTTGATTGCCCGCGTAAATTCGGTCATCTCTGCAAGGGCAAGGGTAATAGCATCCGTCAGCGCTCGAATTACGTTATAGCCCCAAAGCAATTCCCAATCTACTTTGACGTTATTGCCGCCAACATTGAAAATATTTTGGACTTCAGTCCAAAATATTTGAAGTTGCCCAGGGATTTCGCTTGTAAAGGACGTGAGGGTAGTCCGCATCTTGCCCCAATCCTCATCCCATTTAATTCGCATGTCGGCAACCGCAAGCGGGATATACCCGATCACGGTGACAACGATGCCGCTGGCCGTGTTGACCGCCCCCTGAAAGGCCGGCAGGTTGTCATTGGCAAATTGTAAGAGCGCCTCGCCCGCCGGCGCTATGCCCACTTCAAATTGGCGCCAAAAGCCTTCAACGACGCTGCCCAGATTGGTGTATTTGCTGTCCAGTGAAGCTGTAGCGCCCTCTATCTCATCAAAATGACCCGTTAGCGTTGTCAATGCCAAGGCGCCACTTTGCCCTAAGTCCTCGAATTGTGTCCCCAAGAGACCCACACCCGCTTGCATTTGCACGTTCTTGTCGTCTATCGCTGCCAGTCCTGCGATAACCTGCGTAAAGGCATCGTTGGCCGTTATACTGCCATCGGCAAATTTAGCGGCCATCTCATCTGCATTGATGCCAATTGCCGTAAGCGAATCCTTGGTCAGGTCTGAACCGTCTTGGATACGAACACGGAATTCCTTAAAGGCATCCGCGGCCTTATCTGTACCTAACACCCCGCCCTGCATACCCGCTTCCATAATGGCAAAAAACCTGTTGGCATTGGTGCCGCCATTGGCAAATTGCGTACTGTACTCGCCAATCGAATCAAGGAAATCGCCGCTGCGATCCATGCCGTTTTGATAACCTTTGGCAATAAGGTCAAAAGCTTCTTCTCCGCTAACGCCAAAATTATCCATTAACGTCTTAACAGCATCAACACTATCAGCCACGTCCACGCCAAACACATCCCGCAGCCGGAAAGCGTTTTCGGTCATCGTCTTAAGCGCCGGGTCAGCCGCGGTCAACTTCAATTGCTTGGCAACTGTCTCAATCGACTTGCCGACATCCTCAATACTGTCGCCAAAGTTGTTGGCGTAAACGTCTTTGATAGTTTTCCCGTAGGCTTTGGCCTTGTCGGCGCTCAACCCCAAGCTTGCCCCTATCTGGTCGGTGGCGGCGTCGATGCGGCTGGCCACGTCAAAAGCTTTGCCGCCAATGGCCACGATGGCGCTGCCCGCTACCGCCGCGCCCGCCACCAGCGCGCCGCCCAGCGCCTTGGCCATATTGCCCGATGCGCTTTCGGTCTGCTTCTCAGCATCGCCCAAGCCGGATTCCAGCTTAGAGTTATCCGTCAGCAGATATAAGACCGCTTCCCCAAGTGTACTCGCCACTTAAGCCCCCTGAATTCCAAAGCCCATGGATGCCAATGCCGACAGGCTCATAAGCCCCTTCTCTTTGGGTTTCAATGCCTCGCCCCAGACCGATACTGTGATCTTGGCCTCAAAGCGTTTGCGTTCCAGCCACGCGCCCAACAGCCCCTCGATTTGGGCCTCGGTCAGGTTCATAGCCGCATCTAATGACAATCCCCACTGGCTCATAGCCAATTCTACGATGTGCCATTCGTCCTGCGGCCAAGCTGCCGGTTCAGTTGCGCCACCACCCCGAAAGGGTCGGAGAGCTTTACCGCCTCCTGAAATGCTGCCAAGATTTGCGTATCCGTGGCGCAGGATTCGATATACTCACAGTCGGCCTCAAGCGTGGGCGAATAGGCAATCAATAGTTCAAAGACCATATCGAGCGCATCAATAAACAAGCGTTCCGCCAGCGGCAAAAGTCCAAGCAAATCCGCCGGCGTATTGATCTCCTGGTCTGAGGCGCTTGTCACTTGGTCGAAAATGGGCTGTACTTCCGCCAGCAATCTCTTCTTCCACGGCTTTGCCCGTAGATGTCCGAGTTGCTGAATCGCATAAGTGCGCTCACCTAAGCGCACTTCTATCGTTTCGATTTCAATCATAATGAAGTCTCGCCCGTCTTAAGCAGGATTGCGCAGAGCGCGGCGGAAACTAGGTTGTCGTAGCTGCACTGGTGACAATTTGTAAAATGCCCAGATTCGACGCGTTCGGCAAAGTGATGTCGCCCAGGATGGCAATCTCAAAGGCGATGGCCGTTTCTTTGGTCTTGGCGTAGGCAATCTCGCCCGTCATGCGCATAAAGCCCTTGTGAAAAAACCAGCGCACCGGTTGGTTAACGTTGTTGGCATCCACGCGCAACGCCTCAATGCCCCACTTATAGAGCGTCACATCCGGCGGCCCACCGAAAGGAATTTCGCTAAAGCCCTTCTGCGCGCCGCCCGGCGGTGTCACCGCTGCTGTAGCCTGTAAGAGCGCCGCCATGTTCGCCACTGTATGCTCCAGCAGCGAGCCGGTAATCAGCGCCTCACGCCGTGTACGCGTCACCCCCAGCGCCACCGTGATTTGCTCGGAGTAAACTTTGTACACTTCCTCGGCCAAAGACAAGCTAATCGGGCTGCCTTCCGGAAAGTCGCCCATATCGACCCACGTACCGCCCCAATCGGCGCCAAACGCTACCGTTGTTTCGTCGGGTACGGCTGTGCCAATCGGCGCGCGCCATAGATGGCCCGGCCCTAACAGTACATCGCCCATAATCTAGTCTCCTGTTGTATGCAAAATCACATCAATGATCACCCGGTAAATCTGCGTCGTCTCTTCGTAATCGTCCAGCTCATTGACCACCAGCGCCATGTTGATTCCAGGCGTGGCGCTCAAATCGATATACTCTTCCAAAGCTGCCTTGACCGCCGTTGCGAGCTGCTGGCACTCGCCATAGCCGCCGGCGCCATCACGCCGCTTTGACCAACAATTGACCTGCCACCTGCTTTGACGCAATGTACTGGTGCCATCTTGCCCGGTATTGCTCACACGCTGATAGGTGATGGCCGGGTAAGTTGGCGTCTGTGGCAGGATGAGCGGATAGATGCGCGTGGAGGTCAGCGCCGCCACGCCCACATTCTCTTCTAAGGCATCCTGAAGCAGTACCGCTATGGTCATCGTTTCCGCCGCCCAGAAGGTAGTTTCTTGCCAATTGTGACGCTGATTTTGTCGCCCATCTGCCCCTTCAGTTCATCAAAGGCCGGGCGCAGATAGGGTTTTGCGCTCTGTTTGGAGGTGCCATACTCCACAAACTTGGCATAAAAGACGGCAAAGCCCGCTACCGCTCCGCCTTTGGGCGCCTTCGTTTCCTTGCGGTGTTTCTTGCTATGGCGATAGGTACTCTTCTCTTCCGTCGCCACATAGCCCGAATTTTTGAGGTCGCCACTGGCAACAGGTACGCGGCTCGACGCGGCGTCAATCAACATCTGCCCGGCAGCAAAGAGGCCGTCAGGCGTGGCGCTCTTAATCTCTTTGAGGATGTCATCGCCGTACCATTTGACATTCTCTGTCATAGCTGGACCTCACTACACATCAAGACCAACTCACGCCCCTGCCCGCTCACGTCCACCACGTTCTCAATCATCAGGTAGCGGCCGCGGTCCAATAGCCGCATGTGTACGGTAAGGTCAGTGCGGTAGCGGATGGTCACGGTATGGCTCACTGCCGCTTGTACCTGCTCACCACCTGATACAAAACGCTCGCCGGCGGCCTTACTTTGGATTTCCGCCCACATATGCGGGTTGGTTGGCAGATCGGCCCAGGTTTCAATCGGCTCGCCATACTCATCTTGGATCGCCGTAAATGCCTCAATCGTTACCCGGTGGCGCAATAGCCCGATACGCATTACCAACCTCCCCTATCGGTTAGCAAAAGCGTATCCAGGCCCAACGGCGTGGTCATCACGCTAATGCCTTGCGCTACTGTCACCGCCTCACGGTTTTCGTAGAGATGCGCCATCATCAGCTTAACCGCCGCCTTATAGATGTCGGGTACCTCAGTCGCCAGTCCATAGCCGGCAGTGTAGGCGATTTCCACGGCGTTGACCTCCTGAAGCGTCACGGTCGGATAGCTGGCGTTCGATTTGATGGCAACGCGCCCCGGCTGGCTATGGGCGTCAACTAGATAATTGCCGGCGGCAAAGGTCGCTTGGTTGCCGTCAATGTCGGTGTATTTGATGCTCGTCACGGCGATCAGCGGCGGATAGGGTACCTCAAAGCGCGTCATATAGGGCCAGCAATCCAGCATCGCCGTATAGGTGCGCGTGACAAAGGCGCGCCGCGCCACCTGTTCACAATGGATGCGGGCGGCGGCAATCAGGCTGCCAATAAAAGCGTCCTCATCATCATGCAAGATATGCAGCTGCTCTTTGGCCTCATCCAGCGTGATAGGCTCTTCTACCGGCGGTATCGTAATTTGTACCCTACGCGCATCAATCATTCTGGATTCCCCAAGCTGATTCTCTGTACCCTGGATGCCACACAATCAAACCAATAAATTTCATAGTCCCCGGCAAAAATGGAAGCGATAAAATCAAAGTCGCCGGCATAGCTATCGCTAAAATATTGGGCGTGGCGCTGCCAGATCTCACGCCGCACGACAAAGGCGCTACAGCCTATGTCGCCCATCACCGGCGGGCGCTGCCAGTTCTTGCCCGGCAAGATGCCGCGCGGCCCGTGGTCCATCTTGAGCATGATGACATCTGGGTTGTGCGCCGCTACAATATCCTTGAGGTCATCGACCAGGCTATCAGAAGCGCACATGTCGTCATCATCCAAAATCCAGATATATAAGCCCACCAAATTGGGCGCATAGGCTGCCATGTTGCGATAACTCCAGCCGATGCCACGCCCAACATCATCCGCCAAATAGGTTTGCTGCCACCAGCCGAAGCTGGTTTGCCGGAATAGGCTCTCACAGTTGGCGGCCAGCATCTGCGGCCGCTTATATGTGCGCGTCAAGATCTCCAGGAACGGCCCTAGTTGGGCTTGCGCTTGCCCCTGGTCGCTGCTTTTGGGTCAACTGCCATCTCCCGCGCCGTGATGTCAGGTTGATCAACCTCGCCGGGCTCCTCTTGGCTATCCTCGCCGTTGGTAATCTTGACATAGCCGCCCCGCCGCAGGTCATCGGCGATGACATCCGGCAGCGTGTAATAACTGCCCTTCTTCAGCGGTAGCGATCCGTTGCCGGTGGGCGCCACCACATCCTGCAAAGCTAAAACTCGGCTCACGGTCCCTCCATGTTCATAGGGCTTTAATACGTTACCGTCCGGCTCGATATGGTCACATGGCACATCAAAGCGGGCAATCATGCGGATGCCCAGGTGCAGGCAATCGCTGGCAAAGGCGAGGTCGCCGGCGTCGCCATCGCCGCGGCGAATCGGCAAACGCTCCAACACCTCACGGCGAATCAGGGTACAGCCCCAGCCTACGCCGCTCACCTGCGCCCAGCCACGCGCCCGCGCCTCTCGTAACTCTTGACGGTATAGGCTTAAGCTCATCCCAATGTTGTTGTTGCCCTGGTACTGCCAAGCGTTGAGTACCTTCATGCCATGCCTCAACACATAGACGCCGAACACGACCGGCGCATCTGTACTGTTTAACTTTTCGATGGCGTCTGGCGGGATGACCATATCATGCTCGACTGTAAGCATGGCATCATAGCCATCCGCCAGCGTCATCTCCCTGCCATGCTGGTATTGCGCCACGACGTTGGCTGCCTTCTCGCCCGGATACGGGTTGTGGTCGCTGACGTCCCAAACAAACGGCATGTCTGTTTTTTGGGCAGCGATGCTTGCTCCCGTTTCGGGGCGTAGCTGGTCATCTATCGTGGGCGTGAATACCAGAATGGTCATTGGTTACAGGCGCCTCAGCGCCATATGCTATGTACTCTGTGTCGCGTACTTTATTGCCTCCGGCTGCAAGACGCCGAAAACTGCGTCAAACCAGAACCAAAGGCGGACGTTACCGGTCGAGATCGCCGTGAATGGATCCCGAATCGTCTGCAAAGAAGTTCCTTCGCGGAAGCCCATAAAGTTGAAGTTGCCGAAAAGCAGGCTCTTGGCGCTCGCCGCCGGCGTCGGCATATAACTGCTTTGCAGCACCGGGAAGCCCCACAGCATCGCCGAACCGCCGCCGGCCAAATCACCGCCCGGATGCGGCGCAAAGGTAAAGACGGATGCGCTGGCGAGGGCGCTGATGGTGGCATAGGCGGTCGGATTCATCACCCACTTGGCGCCCTCTTGATATTCGGGCAGCAATTTTCCGACCAGGTTAGGAATATCGCCGGCCGCAATGGCGGTTGGGCTTCCCAACGTCAGCGAGGCAGTACCATTGGCGATGGCTTCTGTAACCAATAATTGGTTCAATGTGGCCGCCCAGCCACGAGCCACCCAATTGGTGAGGAAGGCTTCGAGTTTTACATCCTCATCTCGAAGTAGTTCCCAAGTGAGGGTTATAAATTTGGCATACTTTACGAGCGTAAAGGCCTTATTCGCCAATGCCGGTGCATCTTGGTTGATCGTCCCCGCCTCAGCGACTGAGGTGAAGAGAAGATCATCCTCGGCGTCAATCGGGTAGTTGACGGTCAGCCCTTTGCCCGGCACCAGCGTCAGCCCCAATTTGGGCACGAGACTCGCCTCGTCACGGCGCGCTTTGATGTCTTGTACCATGCCGACCGGCACCGTTACGCCGCCGTCGGCGGGTGTCGTTTCGTTCATGTCGGTATTGTTGTAGGCGCGCAGCTCGCTAGCCACGCCGGCGTCCCCGGAACGTAAATAGCGAAAGTAAAGACTCTTTTCCGTGTCCCTTGTGATCGTCGTCGGGTGATAATACTGGGCGTTTTGCGGTTTGGCCACGGTGGTAAAGCCTTCCAGTTCTTCCAAGCGTTCCGCTTCGGCGCGCATCGCTTTGGCATCTTCGATTAGGGATCGGTAAAGCGTTTCTTCGTCAGGCGTTACGCTGCGGTCTTGCGTCTTGGCAACGTCATAGAGGGCGCGCGCTTCCTCGGCTTTGTTGGACATCGCCTGGCGCAATTCTTGAGGGTTCATCTTGTTCTCCTTTTGAACATTAAGTCGTGTTCCTCGAGCTTCTGAGCTATACGCGCCCGCGTTAGTTCTTTTGCTTTGCTGCTTTTAGTATTGTCAACACCCTGGCCCAACGCCCGTTGGACCCAATCGGGTGCAGAACGCATGACACCAACTCCCGTCTGCGGATAGGCTGCCCACGTCACCGGCGAAATTTCCATGAGATGAATCGAACGTAAGGTGCGCAATGGAATACCATCGCTATCTTCGCTCCAACTGTCGCCGCCCGGTGGCACATTAAAACCAAAGCTCATCTGGTCAACATCGCCGCGCTCGATCAGCGTCACAGCGTCCCGCCCATCCTGCGTATCCGGCGGATTCAGCTCAAAGGCAAGCCCTTGGGCATCCTCCCAAACTTGCAGCGTGCCCGCCCTGGTGCGTCCAAGTACCCTGGCGGTGTCATGCTGCCATAAGGCCCGTATATCGTCGCCTAGGCTCTCCTTGAAAGCGCCAGGGGCGATGGTTTCACGGAAGCCCATATAGACACTCGGCGTGTTAAAGAGCGCAGCGTGGCCCAAAATCACCGCCGGCTTGCCATTGCGGGCACGAATCTCAACGGAGCGCAGGGTAAAAGTGCGCACCTCGCGGTCTTTCACGGTGGACCGTGCGCTGTCTGCTTCTACCTCCAGTTGCGCCAGGACATCCATGACGGATTGCAGCGCAGCCCGCAATTTGCTCTCATTGGCGGCACTCAGTACGCGCCCGGCGCGGATCTCGTTGACCATTTGCTCTAGCTTGTTCATATGTCCTCTTATGCAGCGACCGTGACGCAATCACAACCACGATGAAGCGGCCCATGTTTAATTGTTCTGACAATCGGCAAAGGATCGACGCCCTCCGCCGTATGGGTATCGCCCTCTTCAAAAAAGGCGCCACCAATCTTAATGCGCTTGCCATCCATCTTGCGACAAAGCGGGC